TGGTATGCTATGTTTAAGCCTGATAGTACAATATTAGTTGCGGCACACAAAGCGGCAGGTGCAAGTGAAATCATGCAACGTATACGTTATGCTTATGAGAATGTACCCGATTATATAAGAGCAGGTGTTGCAGAATACAACAAAGGCAGTATAACCTTTGATAATGGTTCACGTATTGTTAGTAGTACAACAACAGAAAACACTGGACGTGGTATGTCCTTAACACTTATATATTGTGATGAGTTTGCGTTTGTGCGTAATACTATTGCGAAAGAGTTTTGGACTTCCTTATCACCCACACTAGCAACAGGTGGTAAGGCTATTGTAACATCAACACCAAACAATGATGATGATCAGTTTGCAACTATTTGGCGTGGTGCAAATAAAATGTTTGATGAACACGGCAATGAACAAGAAGTTGGTGTTAATGGCTTTAAGCCTTTCTTAGCAAAATGGGACGAACACCCAGAACGTGATGAGGCTTGGGCGTTACAAGAAAAGTCCAGTATTGGCACTGAACGTTTTAGACGTGAACATGATTGTGAATTTGTTATCTATGATGAAACATTAATTTCTCCTTTGAAATTGGTTGACTTACATGGCATAGATCCTATACGTCAAATGGGACAAGTTCGTTGGTATAAACATCCACATCCTAATTGCACTTATGTTGTAAGTTTAGATCCTAGTGCAGGAACAGGTGGAGATTACAGTGCAATACAAGTAATAGAATTGCCCACAATGACACAGATTGCTGAGTGGCAACACAACAGAACTCCAGTAGAAGGACAAATGCGTACTATGATGGAGATACTACAATATCTCAAAGAATTACAAGTACAGCAAATTTATTGGAGTGTAGAGAATAATAGTATTGGTGAAGCGGCACTGGTAGTGATCAGAGACACAGGCGAAGAAAGTTTTCCAGGAGACATGCTACATGAACCAAAGAAGATACAAGGGCAGAAAGGTCGCAAAGGTTTCCATACCAGTCATAGAACAAAAGTAGAATCATGTGTACAATTAAAACGTTTTATAGAACAAGACAAGTTTAAGTTAAACAGTAAAGCATTAATTAGCGAACTTAAAAACTTTGTTGCAAAAGGAAATAGTTTTTGTGCTAAACCAGGAGAACACGATGACCTGGTTATGTCATTCTTATTAGGCGTGAGAATGATATCGTATATATCAACCTTTGAAGATGAAGTATATAACATAGTCAATAGTAATCTCACAAATGCAGAAATCATGATACCCGAAGACGAGTATGATGAACCCATGCCATACCTCTAAACCTATACAAGAAGATAAATAGTATTGAAGGAGAATTCAATGGCTGTAAATACAGAAGTGGTATCAGAAAAAATATTCAATTTACTGAAAGGTAAAGGATATGTAGTGAAAAGTTTTAACAAAAACGGTGAACTAGTAACTGATCCACAAGAAGCAACAAGATTTGCAGTCGCAGAACCAAATTTGCTAGTACGACTAGATGCCAATACAAAAGAAATTGCATTAGCAGTGGGCGACTCAGTAGACCATGATAGTTTACGAGGAAGTCTAAAAGAAATAGCAAATGATTTTTTATTAACATTCGATTTTAGAATTTTTAATAAAACTATAAAACCAAAGGCTGAAAAAATAGATATAGTTCAGTCATCGGAGAAAGATATGGCAGATGTAATGGAAGGTTTCGGTACAATGACTGGTAGTTCCAAAACAAGTTATCAAGGTCTTGATAATGTTAAGATAGTTGTAAAACACAAAAAGCCAGTCAATGAAGAAATCAGAGGTGCTAGAAGTAGAAATATTCACAGCATCTTTATCCAACGTGGCGATGAAAGATTCAAGATGTCAGAGAATAATTTATCAGCCGCAAGAGCAATGGCTCGTCATATACAAAAAGGTGGTGAAACTTTTGATGCAATCGGAACAAACATCACTGAAATGGCAAGAGAATATCGTAAGTTACAAGAGTTTGTTAGATACGTAAGATCAGCAAATTTAATTAATGAAACTAACGAAGAGTTTGTCAATATTGCTTTAGAAAATATATCTTCTATAAGAGGAACGTTTAAGAAACTTGCAGGTACTAAAACTTATGCAAGTACTGTTAACGAAGTAGAGCATCGCAACTCTGTAGAAATTTTAGAGGATGATATAGATTTAGAAAGCAAATTTACTGAAACTCATTTTGATGATAGAGTATCTGGGGTAGTTGGTACTATCAAGAATGCAATGGCAAGAAGAAAATCATTCGAAAGTAGAATACAAGAAGCAATCGCAAAAGAATCTTTTAGTGGCCTGAAGGATTTGATTAGTGAAAATGACAGTTTGGATTTTACTACACCACATGCAAAATTAGGATACCAAGTAGGTCAAATGAGCATAGCATCAAATGATGCCATGTTAGGAAACTATCTCAACGGCATCAGTAAGAAATTGCACGGCGGTCAATCGCTAAATCAATTTGAATATTCAACTATCAAAAGTTGTTTATTAAGTGCAAACGAACCTCGTATGAAAACTAGTGTAGCAGAAAGTGCAGAATCTAGATACGAACGGTTTTTAGAACAGTTCGATATACTATAATTATTGGGCTTATTAAACTAACCAGAAAAACCCGCTTTATGCGGGTTTTTTCATAAATAACATTGTTAGAAAAAAAGTTTAACAAAAAGGTTGACTTTTTTCTATCTAGGCATTATAATAGAATAGTGATACACATGTTGTGTATTACGAACATGGCAAATATGGCACATATAAGGAGAAAACATTATGGCTTCTAAATTAGATGAAATCCGTGCGAAACTAGCACAAATGGAATCCAAGCCTGGATCCAATAGCTCACAACAGAGCGACAAAGCAATCTACCCACATTGGAATATCGATGAAGGTACTTCAGCAACACTGAGGTTCTTACCTGACTCTGATACTGACAATGCGTTCTTTTGGGTAGAACGACAAATGATCCGACTCACCTTCCCAGGTGTTGTTGGTGGCGAAAATAAACCTGTAACAGTACAAGTACCATGCGGTGAAATGTATGGTGACACATGTCCTGTTCTCACTGAAGTACGTCCTTGGTTCAAAGATGCAAGTCTTGAAGACATGGGCAGAAAGTATTGGAAAAAACGTTCATACATTTTCCAAGGCTTTGTTACTGAGAATCCTTTGGCTGAGGAATCACCAGAGAATCCAATCAGAAGGTTTGTTATCTCACCTCAGATCTTTAACATTATTAAAGCATCATTAATGGACCCAGATATGGAAAACATTCCAACTGATTACGTTAATGGCACTGACTTTAGAATTACTAAAACTACTAAAGGACAGTATGCTGATTATAGTACTTCAAAATGGGCTCGTAAAGAGAGTGCATTAGATGAAGTGCAACTTGCGGCAGTTGATCAACATGGATTGTTCAACTTGAAAGACTTCTTGCCTACACAACCTACTGCTGAAGGCTACCAAGCCATTGCAGAAATGTTCCACGCAAGTGTCGAAGGCGATCTTTATGATCCTGCAAAATGGGGTAACTTTTACAAGCCATATGGCGTAGAAGTTCCAAGCACAGCAACACCTGCTACAAGTGCTCCTGCTCAACAAGCACCAGCACCAGCGGCACCAGTTGCACCTGCACCAGTTGCACCTACAGTTGCAAGTACGCCTGCTCCAGCACCAGTTGCTGAAGTCGCACCTGCACCTAGTGCAGAGGTTGATTCCGGTAAAAAATCAGCAGAGGATATCCTCAGCATGATCCGTTCTAGACAGAACTAAGGAGTTACCATGCAGAAACCTTTTGACTTAACTAAGTTCAGAACTGGACTGACTAAAAGCATCACAGGCATTAGTGCTGGCTTTTTCGACCCTAAGGATTGGATCAGCACTGGCAATTACACACTAAACTATTTGATATCTCAGGATTTCAATAAAGGCATTCCATTAGGAAAAGTCAGTGTGTTCGCAGGTGAGTCAGGTTCTGGTAAATCGTTTATCTGTTCAGGCAACATTGTAAAGTCAGCCCAGGAAATGGGCTGTCAGGTTGTACTGTTCGATTCAGAGAATGCTCTTGATGAAGAATGGTTACAAGCACTCGATGTTGATACTAGTCCAGAAAAACTATTGCGTATTTCAGTTTCCATGATTGACGATGTAGCAAAAGCCATTTCGGAATTCATGAAAGACTACAAGTCTAATTATGGTGACTTGGAATACGATGAAATGCCTAAACTTGTTTTCGTAATTGACAGTTTAGGTATGTTATTAACACCCACTGATGTAGCACAATTTGAAAAAGGTGACATGAAAGGTGACATGGGTAGAAAACCTAAGGCATTAACTGCTTTGGTTAGAAACACTGTTAACCAGATTGCTCCTTTTCCAATTGCATTAATCGCTACTAACCACACATACGCATCACAGGACATGTTTGACCCAGATGACAAAATCAGTGGTGGACAGGGCTTTATATACGCAAGTAGTATTGTTGTTGCAATGAAGAAACTAAAACTCAAAGAGGATTTAGATGGCAACAAAGTATCAACAGTACAAGGTATTAGAGCCGCATGTAAAGTGATGAAGTCACGTTACAGCAAACCGTTTGAAGGCGTTCAAATTAAAATACCATATGAAACAGGCATGGATCCATATAGTGGCCTATTGGAAATGCTTGAATCAAAAGGTATTGTAGAAAAAGTCGGCAACAAACTCTCTTATGTCTCACCAGTAACAGGTGAAGAAATAAAGGAGTTCAGAAAAGGCTGGACAGGAGACAAACTTCAGGTAATTATAGATGAGTGGGGTCAAAATCCTATTGCACAAAAAGAAGCAGTAGATCTTGATGATGACCTAGACACTTATAATGATTTATCTGAGGAGACAGTCGATGAGTCCTGAAGTTGCACTTCTAAGCGAGTCGTGGGAATTAGTGAAACCACATATTTCCGCGAAGGATCGCCTACACGTAGCAGACAGTATGCTACGACTATTTGACGAGTCTATTGACATTAGCGAAATCGAAATTTACAAACATGAGTTTGACAAAGTTATGAAAACTGCTATAGTAAGTTATTATGATGATGAAGGACTTGATGACGAATTCGATGATGAAGATAGCGAAGAATGGTAAAAAACTATGAGTACTTGGTATAATAAAGTAGTTGAAGATCTAGGTAGTATTGTTGATTCAATACAATACTTTGAGAATGAATTACAAGAAGCCCGGTACGAATGCAGGATCAAGGGCAGTCTGGAGAGATCCAGCTCTGCCCTACCTGGTATTACTGAGTATCGTTTTAATCAACTACAAGAGATTGAAGCAATACTAGAACACTTAAATATCGAGTTACGCAGAGAACGCAGTAAAGTCTTTAGAAAATATCTAGAGAGTTACAATAGACAACTCAGCAGTAGAGATGCTGAAAAGTTTGTTGATGGTGAAGATTCTGTTATAACTCTAACCCACCTATCAAACCAATACGCCCTTTTAAGAAACCAATATCTTGGAATAATGAAGGGGTTAGATACCAAGCAATGGCAAATTGGTCACATTACTAGACTGAGAACTGCTGGTATGGAAGATATTGTAATAGAATGACACCAATAGTAGTCCATAACGCAGTACCACAAAGTTTTTTAGATCACATAATAGAAATACCAATTGATTGGAAACGTGCTCAAATAAACAACGAGTCTATTTCTACAATACGCAGATGTTGGGCTGAAAGCATGACAAGCAATTCACTTGTAGAAGCAGTTGTGAAACCGTTGTTTGAATACTACAACAATGTAGATACAAATAACAAATTTGAGAGTCAACTAATTTTATATCGCGAAGAAGACGCCGGCAATTATGGATTGCACCAAGACGTTTACTACTCACAAGATGATGTAAGAAAGCTCAGTATGTCTATACTTATTACAGATGATTTCACTGGCGGCGAATTAGAAATTATGGGAGAGGTCATGGAAATAGAAAAAGGCGATGCTGTAATCTTTCCAAGTTACCTTCCTCATTCTGTTGCACCTGTAAAAACAGGTTCTAGATTATCCCTTGTGACTTGGCTATATGGCCCACAATGGAAATAAAAGGTTGACAAACATATCTTTGATGCTATACTAATGTTTTAGTGAGGTATATATGAGACCAGTTGGATTACACATAGAAAGTGGTTGGGCAGACGCAGAACGCAAGAAATTGCGTGAAGACCAAGTTCGTAGTTTAGTTGGTGCGCCTTCACTAGAAGAAAGTGAAGAATGTGTTTGCGGAAAGCAGTTGGAAGATTGCAATGATGCATACGAACACATGACACACGGTTGCTGATTGCCCGAGTGGTATTTCGTAAATTGGGTTGGATATAGTCCTGTAAATTCCCTAAGTGTACTGCAAACAGCAAATAATAATAACTTCTGATTTTCCCATGTTGCGTGGAGGTTTGAACAGAAGAGAAACAACAAAGCCACAACTTGCGAGTCAACAGCACTTGGACTCTCAAAATAGTGCATAAGAGTAGCACCCCCAGAAGCAACTGGGGGTTATTTTTGCCCTGTTCGTCTAGTGGTTAGGACACCGGGTTTTCATCCCGGCAACAGGAGTTCGATTCTCCTACAGGGTACCACCTCTAAGTCATTGATTCTACTAGTGAAATAATCCGGTTGACAAAACCTGTAAATTTGCTATAATATATGCATAGTTTGAGAAAACAGGAGTAGAAAGGTATGTCAAAGTTAGTTATTCAAACCCAACACAAAGAGAACTACGGTGCCCATGATTGGGACGGTGAGGGCGAATGTCCTCAGTACTGGAAGTTCAAGGGTGGCAACACGTATGTTGTCGAGGGTCTTAGTGGCAAGGCAGTCAACAAGATTGCTCAGCACGGTATCCCTACATTGAGCCTGCTCATTGAGAGCAAGAGCGAGATGTTTGAGGAGTACATCCTGGACTGGAGCATCGAAGAAGATGATGCAGTTGTATGCGAAGAATGGGAATCTCCCATTGTTATGTTCTTCGACACAGAGAGCAAGTTGTGGAATGCTGTTCGTGTTTCTGATAACGGTGACATGGGCTACATGCGTCGTGAAATCCTCAAGAAGACAGAGTCGTGGACTATGGCAAGGGGTGGTGAGCAGAAGGATTATGCTCAAACGTTCTTGATGGACAACCAGCAGTCTGTAAACTATGCAGGACTTACTCAGTGGTTTGAATCTAACAAACAGGTAGCATAAAAAGGTTGACAACATCCTAAAAGATGTTATACTATATGTATATTAATTAATTGCTGTGGGAGGCAAAATTATGAAAAATACGCAAAAGCAAGTTCGAATTATCCAAGGCACTTACAGAAATGCACCTATCACTGATACTGTGTTTCCGTTGGTCAAGCCTAGTACATTCGGTAAGAAAGGTTTGTTTGTAACTGTAGATGCCAGCAAGGTATTAGGTCCAGACAAAACTGCTATTAGAGTTTTACTCGAAGATCCAAAACATGTTGAGTATGTTGGTGAGGTTGCTGAGGAAACTCCTGTAAAGGCTGAGAAAAAAGAAACTGTAGAAGAGGCTATGGATAGAATCAAACGTAGATTCAATATCCTCGATGAGATGACTGATGCTGTGGCAAACGGTGTTGTTAGAGGTCTTATTGTAAGTGGCCCTCCTGGAGTTGGTAAGTCCTTTGGTGTTGAAAAGATTCTAGACGAATATGACATGATGCAAAAATTGTCTAACAAGCCGCCTAGAACTGAAGTTGTTAAAGGCTCAATGACACCAATTGGTTTGTTTCAAACTCTTTACAACAATTCAGCAAAAGGTGACATCCTTGTGTTTGACGACTGTGACAGCATCTTGTTTGACGAGGTTTGCTTGAACATGTTGAAGGCAGTACTTGACTCCGGTAAGAAGAGAACTATTTCTTGGAAATCAGAATCAGTGGCTTTGCGTAGGGAAGGTATACCTGATAGGTTTGACTTCAAAGGTGGCGTGATCTTTATCACTAACGTGAACTTTGAGAATGTTCGTTCTAAGAAGATTCAAGATCACTTAGCGGCTTTGATGTCACGTTGTCACTACATTGATTTGGAAATGGATAGTGTGGAAGATCGTTTCATAAGAATCAATCAAATTGTACGTGATGGTATGCTCGATGAATATGGTTGGACACCAGATGAGAATACTGAAATTGTAGACTTCATGTTATTGAAGAGTGCAAGATTACGTGAAATTTCACTCAGGATGGTTCTCAAGATTGCTGACTTACGACAAATGAGTCCAGACACTTGGAAAGAACTTGCAGAATCAACCTGTATGAAACGTGTTGCATAACATTCTCCCACAATAGTGTAGCAACACAAACCCCCCGGAGATAACTTCGGGGGGTACTTTATTATAACAATAAGAGGTAAAATGAAACTAGGAAATTTTGATAAAAACTTTATGCCATTATATATAACGGCATTTATTATGTTAGTGATGATGATTGCATTTGATCTAAAGGCAGAAGAAAATAATAATGACTACATAGAAGAAATTGTGGTTGTCGGTAGTTTAGAAATACTAGACGCAACTGATGTATCCCAGGATCTTTCTTTGATTGAAACATTAATGCCAGCAACATCATTTGTTGCAGGTGGTTATGGCGGTGCGGCATTATTCAATGAGCGTGGTGCTCAAACAGTACACACAACTGTTTACAGAAATGGTGTCCCGGTTAATGATGCAGGTGCAGGTTGGTATGACTTTGCACATGATATTGTTAGTGGGTTGGAATCAGTAAAAGTTGTTAGTGGACCAAACGGTGTTCTTTATGGCTCTGGTAGTCTTGGTGGTACTGTGTTTATTAATGATGAGATATCAAATCAAGGTGTTGTAAGAATTGGTGAAGATCACCGATTGCTAAATGTAGCACTGTTTGATGCAATTAGTATTACATCGTTTGATGTAGTCAATGACAGTGTGCGTAATGATAACACTGAACAAGATGATTATAAAAACACAACCATTAAGTCAGTTAAAGATGTGCTAGGATTCACAGTGGCAATGTCACATGTTGATTATGATTATGACTATGACAACTGCTATACTGCATCGTTTTCACAGTCAAATGATTGTTTACAGTCCGGCGAGAAAACTGATATCAGTATTAGAAATAACAATCTAACTCTTGGTTACAGTAACACAGATAGCGAATACTTCACTGAAGGTGTTAGCACTTGGCAAAGTGATGCAAAACGTTATTACTTTGATGCCAGAGAATCTTTTGAACTAGGTTATCCACCAGCAAAACTTATTGCAGGTATTACTTACGACAAAGAAGAATACGCTGGTGAAAACCAAGATAATGTTAGTGGTTATGCAACTATTAACTTTAGAGATACTTTTCAAGTTGGTGCTCGTATTAGTGAAGATGCAACAGTTTATCGTGTTGGGTATGAGTTAGAAGGGCTTTATGGTAACTTCAGTACTAGTTATAGAAATCCAACATTGTATCAGCAGTATGGAGATTCATGGGTACAACCAAATCCAAATCTACAACCAGAAGAAGGTATGGGTATTGAACTTGGTTACATAGGTTTCTCATTGTTCAGTTACAAGTTTGAAGAAAACATTGACTATGACGGAACTATTAGCCAGTATGTAAACACAGGAAAGTACGACACAAAAGGTATTAGGTTCCAAGATACGTATCCAGTACCATATGGAAGTCTAAATGTATTCTTAGCATACACAGATACAGATCAACCTAGAGTACCTGAGTACAAAGGCAGTGTGTCATATTTTGCAAGTTTTGGAAATTCAACTGCTGAACTTAGATACCGTGGGCAGTTTGAAAGAGAACCTGGGCCATATGATGGTGCAGTATTAGAAGATATATCCTCAATAGACTTTGTGCTAACAAGAAAAGTTTCAGACAAGTTTGAAGTTTCTTTAACAGTACAAGACTTACTTGATGATGTAACTGAAATACTTCCAGGATATAATGTCGGTGGACAAAAAATCTTCTTGACTTTTTCATTGAGATAAGATAAAATATAGTATATGGCAAAAGTAACTTTAGAAATTAGAGACGAAGTCAACGTTAAATTTGTTGGACTTGATGTTAAAACAAGACGCAAGATTTCAGATGCAGTGAAATACTTTTTGCCGTATGCTTATCATATGCCAGCATACAAATTAGGTAGATGGGATGGTTGTGTTCGATTTTGCGATATAGGCGGTAGAACATATCTCAACCTACTTGATCAACTGCTACCAATAGTAACCAAAGAAGGTTACAATGTTGAGGTAGTTGATAATAGACAGAGTTGGGATTTCAACTTTGAACCTGTTGAAGCAAGTAGTTTTGATCACATTGCGTGGCCAAAGAATCATCCAGCAGAAGGCTTGCCTATTATATTAAGAGACTATCAAGTAGAAGCAATTAATAGATTCCTTTCTAATCCTCAATGTTTGCAACAAATTGCAACTGGTGCAGGTAAAACTTTAATCACTGCTGTACTTAGTCACAAGTGTCAAGACTATGGCAGGACTATTGTTATTGTACCTAACAAAGACTTGGTTGTACAAACAGAAAAAGATTATAAGAATTTAGGTATGGATGTTGGTGTACTGTTTGGTGACAGAAAAGAATATGACAAGACACATACAATTTGTACATGGCAAAGTCTTGCAGTATTAGAAAAGAAAACAAAGGCTGGTGAAGCCGAAGTTGACCTAGATGTATTCTTAGAGGACGTAGTTTGCATTATGGTAGACGAAGTACACAAAGCCAAAGCAGATGTACTCAGAGATCAGTTGAGTGGTATGTTTAAGAACGTTCCTATTCGTTGGGGACTTACTGGAACAATACCAAAGGATGAACATGAAGCAGTTGGTTGTGTATGTGCATTAGGTCCAGTTATAGGAGAGCTCAGTAGTAAAGAGTTACAAGATATGGGCGTACTAGCAGACCTCGACATTAGTATATTACAAATGCAAGATGGTCCTCTAGGATTCAACAGTTATGCACAAGAATTAAAGTGGCTCACAACTGACATTGATAGACTCACACATCTCTCAACTGTGATTAAAGAGTTGTCTACTCATGGAAACACACTAGTATTAATTGATAGAATTAAAACTGGAGAAATATTTTCTGAGATGAATCCTGATTGGGCATTTGTTAGTGGTGGTATGAAAGTCAAGGATAGACAATCTGAGTATGATGAAATATCTGAGATGAACAATAAGGTTATTGTTGCAACATATGGCGTTGCGGCAGTTGGTATTAATATACCAAGGATATTTAATTTGGTTCTATTAGAGCCAGGTAAAAGTTTTGTAAGAGTCATACAGAGTATCGGAAGGGGTATTCGAAAAGCAGAAGATAAAGATTATGTTAACATAATTGACATAACAAGTAACTTAAAATACAGTAGACGACACCTAACTAAAAGAAAGACATATTACAAGGAGCAGAACTTTCGTCACACTGTAACCAAAGTGGAGTATAAATGAAGATATTAACTATTGAAAATCTGCCGTATGATTTAGATACGGTGCCAGAAGAAATTGATGATTTACGATACTGTGCATTAGATGCCAGTGATTCAGATGATGTTGATTTTTATTTTTTACCATTGATCTTTTTAGAAAGTTTTTATGCCCCAGCAATTTGTTTACAGATTGGTGATTATAATGTACAGATGCCAATGGATTGGAGTATACTTTTATGTGACGAGGACTATGGCGGCGTTGAATGTTTGCCGTTGACAAGTCTCAACAATAGAGGGTTTAGAGCATTAGCAATGAATCCATTAAGTAACAAGATACCAGACAGTTTTGAAATAAGTATAACGAACATTTACCAAGATGTAAAATGGTACTTTCCTAAACTAAAAAATGGTCATTTACTAGCAATACCATTAGAGGATAAGCCGAAACCCAGATGTGCATTTTTTGTCAAGGAGTTTAACAAGGTATCAGATTTAGACATAGGAGATTTAGTATGAGTTACCAATTTACTAGCGAAAGTGTAAGTATTGGACACCCGGATAAAGTTGCAGATCATATTTCAGATGCTGTAGCAACATTTTTAATTGATGGAAAACTAAGCCACAGAGCGGCTGTAGAAACACTGGTTACTACCAACATGGTTACATTGGCAGGTGAGTACAAGAGTGATAAATTTAACAAAATGGCAATTGAAAAAATTGTCAGAGACGTAGTAAAAGAAATTGGTTACGAGCAAGATGGCTTCCATTGGGCTACACTAACAGTTTACAATGAACTACACGGACAATCACCTGATATTGCATTAGGCACAGACACGTTTGGTGCTGGTGACCAAGGACTGATGTTTGGATATGCATGTAATGAAACAGAAGATTACATGCCTAGTGCAATTTATTACAGTCACAAGATTCTAAAATTTTTAGAGCAAGAAAGAAATAAAGCAAGTACATGGTTAGGACCAGACAGCAAAAGTCAAGTCACTATGGAATATGCAGACATTAATACACCTCTAAGAATTAGCAAAGTTGTTTGTAGCAGTCAGCACACAGAAGACTATCCACTTGAACACACTCGTGATGCTATTAGACAATTAGTAGTAAAAGCATTACAAGAATGTAATGCACCAATTGATGAGAATACTGAATACTTGATCAATCCAACTGGCAAGTTTGTTGTTGGTGGTCCAGATGGTGACACAGGATTAACTGGTAGAAAGATTATTGTTGATACTTACGGCGGTTACGCACCGCACGGTGGCGGAGCATTCAGTGGCAAAGACTGTACCAAGGTAGACAGAAGTGCGGCTTACATGGCACGTTACTTGGCTAAGAACATTGTAGCAAGTGGTAAAGCACAGAATGCCACAGTACAATTAAGTTATGCTATTGGTATCAAAGAACCAACTAGTGTTTATGTGTATGCAGATGGCAAAGTTAGAACTGACTTAGCACACGAAATTCAACAATTAGTAGACTTAACACCCAAAGGTATCATTGATAGGTTTGACTTGTTTGGTTTAGATTTAACGACCACAACTAATTATGGTCATTTTGGTAAAGCAGATTTACCTTGGGAACAAGTTAATTTGTTCTAGGAGATATTATGAGAGTATTATTAAGTACGTTGTTAATTTTAGCACTCACAGGTTGTGCGGTTGGTGGCAGTCTTAAACCTGAAGTAACTAAACGTGATGAGGCCAGAGAGCCATGTCCGTTTGTAACCGGTACAGTTATATCTGTTAAGGATATTATCATAGAAGGCGATGTTGAAACAGCACAAGCCGCAGGTGCTATTACTGGTGGTTACGTTGGTAATCGTGTTGCAAAGGACGAAAGCGAATTAGCAAAAGTACTTGCAACAGGAGCAGGTGTCGCAATAGGAAATGCAATTGGTAATAGAGTTGGACAAGGTATGTCGAGACCAGGTGTGATGTTGTTTGTAGATATACACAATGGTGGGTCAGGAATCAGTGTATCACAAGAAGCAGGTGATTACACATTTACCACAGGAGACAAAGTTATTTTAAGTGGACATATTCAAAAGAGAAGGTATTCTCAAAATTGTCCTCTAAGGGTGTTCCCTCAGTAATGGATCTCAATAAAATACTCCGTACTGTACCTGACTTCCCAATAGAGGGAGTTATGTTCAAAGATATATCAAGCATACTCGAAGACCCAAAAGCATTTAAGTACACTGTAGATAAGGTCGTTGCATATTGCAGAAGTATCAAAGCAACACAGATTGTTGCACCCGATGCTCGTGGCTTTATATGGGGTGCTCCTGTTGCACTAGCATTAGGCATCCCTTTACACATTGTTCGTAAGCCTGGTAAATTGCCGGGCAAAGTAAAGTCATATTCATACACATTAGAGTACGGTGAAGAAACTTTAGAAATGCTAGACAGTGTTCAGTTTGCATACACTGATAGAATATGCATTGTAGATGATGTAAGTGCTACAGGTGGTACTGCTAATGCTATGGTAGAATTAATTAAACAAGCAGGAGGATATGATATAAATTATGCCTGCATAATAGACTTGACTTTCTTAGAAGGAACTGCTAAACTAAAGGACTATTGCGGAGTGGAAACATTCAGCGTCATGGATATAAACGAATGAAAGACTTAATTTTAATAGCATTAGAACATGAGGCACCTAACATGGCCAAATGGGATAATGTATTTTTTACTGGTGTAGGTAAAATCAATGCCGCACTAACAGCCGCTAGGTTAATACAGAAGTTCAAGCCAATTAGAGTTTGGAATTTTGGAACAGCAGGTGGTATTGTGTTAAAAGAAGGATGCCATGAAATGGTTAACTTTGTTGAACGAGATAAAGGCAAGTGTCCTGAGGCAATAGAAATGATGTTACCAAAAGATCCAATTACTATTTCAAATGGTATTGGGTATACATGTAGCACAGGAGATAACTTTGTTACAGATCCAGATTTAGAAATACCAGCTCACGTTGTTGATATGGAGGCATTTGCTATTGCAAAAGCCTGTCAGCAAAGAGGCATTGATTTCAAATGTTACAAGTATGTAAGCGACAATGCAGACGACAGTGCAGATACAAGTTGGCTAGACAATGTTGCAAAGGGCGAAGAACACTTTATTACAATCTACAAGGACTATCATGCCTAAGAAGCAACCAGCATTGCCATTGAAAACTGTTATGGCCGCCATTGACAAAAGAGACAAAGGTTGGTATAATAGACTAAATGCTGAACAGACAAAAGCATTTAGCACATGGATGATGATGAGATATGCAAGTAGTGTGCAAGGCAAGAATGCCGCACATTTTATTTTTATGGTTAATGAACTTGTAAACAAAAATTTTGAAGAGATTTACAAGCACCCAGAATTGCAATGGATGTTGATGAGTATGTGTGGCACAGGTAAGATAGAATTTCATCCTTACATCAAGCCACCAAACAGCAGAAAGAAAAAGAACAAGGTTACAGAGTTTTTATCAGACTTGTTTCCCACACTCAAATCAGATGAGTTGGAAATGATATTAGATATAAACACTAAAGATGAATTAAAACAATTAGCAGAAGCACATGGTTACGATGACAAAGCAATCAAAGATATCTTTGGAAAGTGATAATAAGTGTAAGTGGTGCGAAAAAACTTTTCGTAGCGAACGCACACTAGCCGCTCACATGTGTCCACGTAAAAGACGTTGGGCAGACAAAGATATGACACACGTTAGATTAGGTTATCGTGTATTTCAAATGTTCTATGAGTTGAACACAACTGTAAGTAAGCCAAAGACTATGGAAGACTTTATCCGTAGCCAATACTATGAAGGTTTTACTAAGTTTGGTCGTAGTTGTATTCGCAATGAATATTTAGAACCAGAAAAGTTTGCAGAATGGTTGATTAAGAATGCTAAGAAATTAGCAGACTGGAGTAAAGATAAACTGTATGATGAGTTCTTGTTACAGTATGTAAAGAAAGAACCAGGATTGAGAGCATTAGAACGTAGTGTAATTTATCTCACTGAGTGGGCGAATGATAATGATGCTGATTGGACTGAATATTTTACACTAGTTAGTGCTCCAAGAGCAGTTCATGATATCAGAGCTGTAAAAATATCCCCATGGTTGATCTATTTGAGCAACACTGGAGACCAATTGCTAACAAGGTTTAGCAGTGAACAAGTCAAAATGATTGAGCATGTTATTGATGCTCAATTTTGGCTTAAAGTATTTGCAAAGAATCCAGATGAGGTTCAAGCAATTAAAGACACATGTGAACAAGCAGGTATATAATGAAAGTAAAATTAATTAGTCACTCACAAGCACCAGATTACAATGAGTCAGCATTAGACTTAGTGGCCTATTGTGCCAGAGTAAGTAATCCAGATAATCAAAACAACAAAGAAACAAGCGAAAAACTTGTGAAGTATTTGATGAAACACAAACATTGGTCACCACTTGAAATGGTATCAGTGTGTATGGAAGTAGAAACAACCAGAGACATAGCAAGACAACTGTTACGTCATAGGAGTTTTAGTTTCCAAGAGTTTAGTCAACGTTATGCTGACCCAACAAAAGATTTAGAATTTGAATTACGTGAAGCAAGAATGCAAGACCCTAAAAATAGGCAAAATAGTATTCCTAGTGATGATCCTGCATTAGAACTATCATGGCAGGAAATGCAAAAGTCTGTTATAGATGCCGCCTTAGACGCTTATAACTTCGCTGTAAGCAACGGTATTGCCAAAGAGCAGGCAAGAGCAGTACTTCCGGAAGGAAACACACTAAGCCGCTTGTACGTTAATGGTACGTTGCGTAGTTGGATTCATTATATTGAATTACGTGGTGCTAATGGCACACAACAAGAGCATATGGATATTGCTCATGCTGTGGCAGATGTTATAGCAGAAATATTTCCGTTAGCAGAGGAGTTCAAAGGAAAAGAGATATGAAAAAACGCGAAGAAATGTTAGTCATTACTATGGAAGAATGTGGCGAGTTAATACAAGCCTGTAGTAAAGTAATCCGTACTAAAGGCAAAACAAAGTATTTGCGTAATCTCCAAGACGAAATTGGTGACGTTATGACCATGATTGAGATAATGAAAATGAGTGGTCTCGTCACCAATGAACAAATCACAGATAGAATGAAAGAGAAAAAAGAAAAATTAATGAAGTGGAGTATGTTGTTCAGCGATGAAGATTGATTTTGATGTAGACATCGATATGTTTAACAGAGATGAGTTCTTAAAATTAGTTAAGACAACTCCTGCTAGTATATTGAAGAACGGTGAATACACAAAACACAATACTGGCGTGTACTTTCAGAACATTCCTTTTCTTCCAATAGAAGGATACAGCACCATTGATTATAAAGATGCAGAAGAGCAAGGTTGGTTCAAGGTCGACTTCCTTAATAATCACATATACAAAGATGTAAAAAGTGAAAGCCATTTACAAAGTCTAATAGATGCTGAACCTATTTGGGAATTGTTTGAACATCAAGACATTGTAGAGCAATTATTTCACATCAACAACCATTGGGATATTGTAAAACAATATCCTCCTACAAGTGTAGATCAACTAGCAATGATACTAGCAATGATCCGACCTGGTAAAAGACATTTAGTTGGCAAGACATGGCAAGAAATTGAGGCCGATGTTTGGGTAAAGCCACAAGACGACACTTACTTCTTTAAGAAAAGTCACAGTTATGGATATGCTATTGCTATTATAGCACAGTTAAATTTAATAGTTGAGCAGTTGGGTTAGTCAGTTTTACGTACTAGTTGGACAGTACGTCTTTTAATTCTTTTTCTAATTAGTTTTTGTAGGCTAGTTACAGGACCAAACAATATTTCTACATCCTTCATAGCAAAAGTCTTTATAGCAGGTAAAAATGTTTTCATCTCATGATGCAAAAATACATCTATTGGTATCTGTCTATTGCTTTCCCACCACCAAAGTTCTCCATACTCCAAGAAGTCCTTTCTTGCCTCATTGGATGGGATTGATTGTACATCATAAAATGTTATGATTTGGTTATCTTGGTTCACTACTATGCCAACGTATTCTTCACCAGCGTACGATATTCCTGTTAAGAATTCTAATTGTTGATATGGGTTTTCTGACATTAAACATATTTACCAATCTTGAAAGACAGATAAATATAGTTATGAGTATTTTGAATAACAGACTGTATCTATATGAACAGCATATAGATTATGTAATCGGCGGAGACAGTCTGAACTTGGATAATAGACCTATGAATAACAGACGAATAGTTGCCCATAAGGGCGTTACAAACGACATTTTTCTAAATGTGCGTGACAGAGATAGGAAAAAACAGAATGTTTTTGCACATACATTAAGAGCATACATAGTTAGTCCTACTACTAAAAAAAGATTGGTATCACGTATACTAGAACATACTTCAGACATTGGTGTTCTTAAATTAACACTATCTGAAGGAGACTTAGCAGGTATCAACCCAGGCTTATATAAAATTTATATAACTATGTCAGAAGATGAAGTACAAGACAGGCCTGTGTACAGTGATCAAAATAACAATGTTGCGTTTGATATAGAAATTGCAGACCAACTGGGCCTAACACCAATTCCAACACAAACTCAAAATACTTTTTTACAAACAGGCAACACAATGATTGGCGATGCATCTAATACTTTTGTTACAAACGCACTCTACGGAAATTTAGATAGAAACTTTGCTAATGCACAACACACTATGGCAATATATCCAAACACTTACACAGGACAAGTTACAATTCAGGCAAGTTGTTTAACAGCAGTGCCTGACAATGATGATGCAAGTACCGATTGGTTTGATGTTAAAAACATTGACCTAAGTAATACATCGTCCATTTCCCACACGAATTTTAATATTAATTGTAATTGGGTAAGAATTTTAAGTAAGCCGGAATCAGGATCAATTGACAAAGTGTTGTTAAGAAATTAATAGCACACAATGACACACATACATTACGACCTTTTTGGTGCCGGTTATCCAAACCCCGAATCTACAACATTTAATTTTGACATTGAACTTTCTGATAGATTGTACACTACTTACTTTGGTAAACGTTCTGGAATCAAAGTTAATACCATGTGGGAATTTGATCCTGTAAACAACAATAGAAACATGCAAGAATTAGGTGTATCAAATGTACCTAAATACCAACAAGTCAAACAACTACTAGATGGTAATCCTGACATACAATGCATAATGTTCTATGAGTTTTTTGATAAAATGCATTTAGATAATTGGTGGTCCACATTTGAGTATTGCATTGATCGCTTAGGCGCCAATAATGTAAAAGTAGTTGGCAATGTAGCAAGTGATGAATTCAATGCCGAGTACATACCTTATTGGTTTCTTGCATGTGATACATTCTTCAAAAAATACACAGATGAAGAAATCAAGCCATATGACACTTTTACAAATACCTATCTTTGTTATAACAGAAAGCCCAGTGCTCACAGAGTTAAATTACAATACGAATTCATGCAGAACAACCTTTTAGATAAGGGTGTATTTACTATGGGAGTACAAACCAAAGATTATGAAACTTGGGAAGGAAAGCCTCCTCACTATAGAAATTTTGATGAAAACAATTATGGCATGAACTCCCTTATGTCTGGTGATGACGACCAATATCAAATTCCTGCAGATGCATTCAGTCTGGGTATTTCAGATATTTGGAAAAAAAGTTTTTTATGTATTGTAACTGAAACATTAGGCGAACAACGTGACGATCACTACATACCTTTGCTCACAGAAAAAACTTACAAACCAATTATAGGAATGAGACCTTTCATGGTTGTAGGAGAAACTACTACACATGCCAAGTTACGTGAATTAGGTTTTTACACTTTTGAAGCAGACTTTCCTGCAGACCCAGTTGAGGCAGTTAAATTTTTATCAGGAGAAAATTTAGAAGCACTATATCAAAAGTTATTTCCTAGGTTACTTTCCAATAAACGAGCTTTGGCTAGGCTAACATCAGCAAGAAAAAGAAACTATAATTGTCTTGACTTATAGACATTTAGAGTGTATAATAAACACATGATTGATGAGATTGTTTACTCAGTACACAACTTAGTGGTTAGTAATTTACCTATTAAAACTAACAAAACTCCTAGTGGTTGGATTACCATGGATTGTCCTATGTGCAGTGACACAAGAAAACGTGGTGGTATTATCACAAATGGCACTAAAATAAGTTATCATTGTTTTAATTGTAATTATACTACTGGCTGGACACCGAGTCCTCATATGGGTAAACGTTACAAAGATCTCTGTGAAAAGTTAGGTGCAAGTTCGGCAGATGTACATGCTGTACAATTAGAATTATTAAAACATAGCGAAGAGTTATCTGCAACAACAGAAACAGATTATGTTTATTCAATGGCAAAATTTGATGCTGTACAATTACCTAAAACAGTAGAAAGTGTATCTCACTTACCTGAGAATCATCCTGTAAAACAGTATGCAAAGCAAAGAGGACTACTGGGCATATATCCATTGTTACACATTAACGAAAGTTTGTACAAGCAGAGATTGGTAGTTCCATTTACTTACAATAATGAATTGGTGGGCTGGACTGCTAGACATATTAATCCACCAGACAAGGAGACACCAAAGTATCTACATAATATGCAAAAAGGTTATGTGTTTAATATAGATAAGTTTGCAGACACAGACAGAGATGTTGTAATTGTTACCGAAGGTGTATTTGATGCTATACTGATAGATGGTGTTAGTGTATTAGGAAACAGTGTTACACCAGAACAAGCACACTTAATTGAAAAGTTAGGCAAACGTGTTATACTGTGTCCTGACAGAGATAGTGCAGGTAAAGAATTAATTGATCAGGCTATTGCTTTGGGTTGGGAAGTAAGTTTTCCACCGTGGCATCATGATTGCAAAGATGCCGCTGATGCAGTAAATAAATATACACGGTTAGGAACTTTACAAAGTATTCTAAGTTATGCTACAGCAAACAAAATAAAGGCACAGGTTAAAAGTAAATTATTATGAAGTATACCCAACAAGATCATACAACATTAACAATAGTAGGCGATGCATTATC